GCAATATAATCTTGACGATAAATGTCAATATTTACATCATTGCTCCATGTTATCTTCGGACTGCTCATCTTCTATCTCTTTTAATTTTGCTGTGATATTTGCTTGACTATCGCCTGGAATAATTCTATAATTATCTTCTACACTATCGGGTGTACTTACTTCAGTAATACTGCTATTATCTTCTAATGCTTCTAGTTGATGCGGCTGTAATGGTGGATTATGCCATGTCATTCCTACAGTCAATGTTTGACTGAATAGTGTTGCTGTTTTTGTATCGATCCAACGTACAACAAAACTACCGTTATTAACAAACCATGTCTCATCTTTTTCTTTGTGGAAGTGCATTGAAAATTTAGCACCTTTTTTAGTAAAATACAGAATTTTACCGCAGTATTGATCGTTGGTTGCAAATATTAATTCATAACCCCAGCCTTTTTCAACTTTGCCTTGTAATCTTTCTGGTGTATCACTCATTGTAATAGTCCTTCACAGTTTTAAACTCTACGTTAATGTGTTTATTTAAATTAGTCATGTCAGCACAGGTGTATTTCTGGTATTGACCTTTCAAATTATCAGGCATTGGTATGTTATTCAATACCGCATTGTGTTTTTTGGCGGCCCACTGTCCAATGTTAAAGAAGTTTTCGGTCTTTCCAGTGCCTACATTGAAAATGCCACTGGTATCGGCGTTAAGCATTTGTGCATGTACCTCACATACGTCATCAACATGGATAAAATCACGTTCATAGTTGATACTGCCTTCAAAAATTTCAACTTTGCCTTGTTCTTTGGCTTGTTTTTCAAATTTTGTCATTGGAGATGCTTGGTTGCCCTTGTGTTCTTCCCCAGGACCATAAACGTTGAAGTATCTAAAGCCTTGAATTAGTGCTGTGTACTCGCCTCTGTTAATACCACTGTTAACCAACCATCTATCTGTCAAATATTTTGTCCATGCATAGGGACTTTGTGGTAAGCATGGGTCGGTTTCACTGAATTTTTCCTTTTCAAGTGGTCCATATACACTTGCACTAGAAGCATACTGTAGGTTTACACCAAAATGATCACAAGCATTAACTAGATGCATTGTAAATTCAAAGTTTTGCTTCATTATTTTGTCAACGTCACGTTCGGTTGTTGAACTAATAGCACCAAGGTGTATTACCCAGTCGTACTGTGAAGGATCAGGCATAACATTTTCACGCCATTCAAAACCTTTTACATTATGTCCATCCTTCTCAAGACGTTTTTTAAGATTGCTACCAATAAAACCTTGGTCGCCTGTAATTAATATATTCATTTTCTAAAATCTACCATTAATGTTCTTCTAGGAGCCTTGGCTGGATATACTCCATGCCATACCTTGTCGTCAAACATGATTAATTTGCCTGGCTCGGGTGCAACTGTCTTGTGTTCATCACCATCAATAAGCCATGTAAGTCCGTTATTTGTATCCATTTTGTCACTTTTAGGTTGATCGTCAAAATACAAAATAGTATTCCACGTATCTTTACCATGTCTGTGTGCAGTTTGATACCCACCGTCTAAATATTCAATACCCCAGACGTGCATAATTTTAGTTAAGTCTTGCATTAGTGCATGACTGTAGTCCTCACGGATATTTTTATGAAACCAAATGGGTAAATCTTTGCTACCTATATCAAACCCGATGCTGTTGAATTGTACTTCGTGTTCTTCTTCTACCCTTGCTCTGTATTCAAACCATAGGTCCAAGTAAAAATTATAATTTTCAAGATAAGTTTCAATAATCAATGCTTTATCCTTTCGATTATATCACTAGTGCTGTGGCCTTCGACCCTTGGAAAAATTTTGACTTCGGAAAGTTCATGACCTACAGTTGTTTCAACCGTATAATCTCCACCTTTTACAATAATATCCGGTAAGACTGCCTGTATTGTTTCCAATGGTGTATCTTCACAGAATACAATTACTTGATCAACCCAAGGTAATGCTTCTAACTGTTTCTTTCTTGCAATAAAATCATTAACTGGTCTATCAGGACCTTTTAATCTTTTGACACTTTCGTCGTCATTGATAGCAACAATAAGTTTGTTACCTAAATTTTTAGCATATTTCAATAATTCTAAATGGCCAGGGTGTAGTATATCAAATACACCGTTTGTGAAAACAACACCTCTGTTTAAATCCTGTGGTGTAACAACAGCAACACCTCTTTTTTGTACCATCTTGGTACTTGCAAAACAAGCAAGTTCACATGCATGAGGAATACTTAGACCTTTATTAACATAGGCATGTACAAGAACTGCTAGAAAAGTATCGCCAGCACCGGTAACATCTGCAACTTCACGTGCAGGTTCATGAAAATGCCAATAATCGCCATTCATGTTTACAACATGCACACCTTTAGCACCATCGGTTACAACCAACCATGCCCAATTATAAGTCAAACACATTTTCACAGCATTCTTTTGATCGTATTTTCCAAACCATTGTTCGTATTCTAACATGTTTGGTTTGACAAGCCATGCACCTTCGTATACGTCTGGACCTTGTTTTGGATCAACAAAAATCTTATCAGTGCTTTTTTTGATTTTATTAAAAACAGTTTCATTGATTACACCTTTGTTGTAATCACTTATAATAACAATATCGTTTTTTTCTAAATTTGTAAAAAAATAAGGTTCAATATCTAAATCGTATTTGGTTTCTTCGTCCCAGCGACATAAATGTTGTCCACCTTGGCTTACTAATCTTGTTTTTGTGGTTGTAACATAACCATCTTTGGCAATATAACAGTCCATGTTAGTTTTAGATAAGTGGTCCATTAGTGTTGCACCGTTTTTATCAAAACCAACAACTCCTGTAAGTGATAACTCATCACACAGTGCATTTAAATTCATTGCAAGGTTAGCGGCACCGCCTGGACTTGTTTTAATTTCTGTTTGCTTCAACACTGGAACAGGGGCTTCGGGACTGATTCGAGAAGCGTCACCGACAATCCATCTGTCAAGCATGATATCACCAATAATTTTAATCATAAACTCTCTAAGATTTCAGTTACTGTGTTTATTTTAGTTTGATTTACCTTATTTGTCAAGGTATTTCTTAGGCCTACATGCAACGGTTTTGGATATGAATTAGCATGTGTCCAACAATAGCCACTGTGTTCATTGTTTAGTGTTGGAATAAATTCTTCTTCTACTACAGCAATATACGTATGAAAGAAAAACTTTTCATCTTTGCTGTTAAAAAGTTCTAGTGGAATAGTTTTGATAATTTTTGGAGTGTTTCCAAGGTCTTCTTTTATTTCTCTTTCAAGTGCTAACCAAGGTGTTTCACCTTTTTCAGCCATACCTCCGACCAAACCCCATTGACCGGCGGTTTTGTGTTTAGTACGTTGTAAGAAAAGAAAACGTTTTGTTGCTTTTGCATAAAACAATGCACCGCTACAAATTATATCTAAAGAACCAGTCTCCATTTGTCTCTCTCGTATTCACCTTCAAAACTTTTTACCCAGGAATCGTTAGTGTATACCCACATATACTGTATTCCTGTATATAAGTTAGTTATGTAAACAGGTGGTACCGAAGAACTAGAATCGACTGCTTCATCATTTGCACTTGCATCAAAAATCTTTTCCCAACTTGTACCAGTCCATGCAATAATATCATTTGCTTCTGCACTGAAATTTGAACCGTCAGTGTTTTGCCATGCTTGTACATTGTAACCTGCACTATCATCAGTCATGTGTTGATTGATTGGTTTTAAGATAAGATATCTTAATCCTGCATTGCTACTGTCCAAAGGTTGTGGATTAAATGTTGTTGGATCAATGATTGCGTCAACTGTTCCTCTGTTACCTGTGCTGTCCGATAACACAGTATTTTCAGGAACCTTGTCAGTATCAAATACCAGTACCATTTCTGTATCGTCGGTAGGATTTACACTTGCGGTGGCAACAATTTCAGTGCCATCGGATTTTGATAAACGTATAGTGCTTGATCCTGCTTTGAATTTTCCTGGATATTGATCTAATACTTTATACCAACTAACTGGTTGTCCCGTTCTTGTAAACGATACACCTTTTTCGCCACGCTTTTCTTCTAGTCCTTCTGTACCGCCTAAAAGTTTAGCAGTGTTATTGAATACTAGTAGATCAAAGTTTCCTACACTTACAGTTGTTGTACCCATAGGCACAGTTGCATCAATCAAGCCATCACTAATACTGCCTGATTCGTCAAATATGTTCATTATAATTTTTTCAATTACTCCTAGTTTTTTTACTTTTGCAGGAGGAGTAATCCATATAGGAACCATAAACTCCATTTCGCCAACATCTATTTCTGTGTCTACGCCTTGTGGAATTTGTCTTGTACTGTAATTAACACTATTCAGTTCAATCAAACTCAAACTTGCCCAATCGATATAATTTGATGTAGATTGAATTTCTAAACTAGGGTTAAACAAGACAAGTATCTGTTCCATGATTTGTAATTTTTGATCTGTGTTTGTTGACCAAATATCTGTTTTCATTCTTAGTGTAAAAGGAACTGGCATTAAACGTTCAACTGTATAACCAGGACCTTGGTCTTCAGTATAATCGCCTGCACTATCTTTATCTCTAGTTCGTAAATGAATTTTGTCTACGTGTGTAGGATTTTGTACTCTTTCTCTTGCATATTCTAAGCCATTAATATAACATGCAATACGTGGCGCACTTGCTACTTTATTTTCTGAATTATCTCGAATGATGTTACCCACTTGTCTGGTTAAATTACCATAACTTACAGGAACTTTACGTAGTGTACCTGCACCATCCTTGTAACTAAAATTACTAAACGCTCTCATGAATTGCGTTACAAATCTTCTTATCTGTCCATCGTAAAAATGTTGCATTAATTATCTGCCTCAGGTTTAAGTGCTTTAGATAATGCTTGACGTTCGTCAACTTCAACACCGTCAACAGTTCTAGTTGCAGTATTGTTGACAAATGTACCAAGTTGTGTTTTGGTAGTTGTACCACTTGGTGGAACAGTGCGAACATTGTCTTCTACTTTAATCCAATGATCTCCGTCATATCTAAATAGTCTGTTTGGTGAATAGTCTGTTCTTAAAAAGTAATCACCTTTTGCTGAACTCTGTGGAAATGCAAGTCCAAAACTGTATGTAGCACCATTTGCTGGTTTAGCATTTCCTGTAAGGTATCCAACGTAATAGTTACCGCTAGGTGTTTGCAGTGTTCCTGCTTGTGTACTATCGCCGTCAATGTTATCAACATTTCCATCTTTGTCTGTAGGCAATACAAAAAACTGATCAGTATCATAACCAGTTAATGCAACATCTTCAGCGGCTTGGTTAAGCACTGCTTGATTGATCTGCATTTCTTTATCAAATGTACTCATTACATCACGCAATGACTTGCCTTCTTCGCCAGACTCTTTATCAAAAATATCTTTAAATTCTTGGCTGTCCATTACAGGCTTACATTTTGCTCTCAGCAAGTGTGGATACCAAGTTTGTGAAAATCCTTCTGCACTTCTGTTAATATCTTCAATTACGTAAAAACGTTTTAAAGCAACTTGAAAGTCGTTTAGTGCATATTCGTCTTTTAGGTGTGGTAATTCAATTACATCACCGCTCATTAATTTTCTGCCAATTGCTTCAACACTACTATTCAAGTGAAAGGTTACAAATACAGTGTCGTTTTGTAAAAACATACCAAATTGGCTTAGATCAAAATGTAAGCCTGTAATGGACA